TAGCAACGGAACTCTTTTTGATGACCTGTTGTACCAGGGTGAACTGTATTAACTTGTGAGTCAATAACAACATTCATACCTGCAAATTGGCCGATGCTTCTTTCGTTAACACCGACACCACCACCACCCCAAGTTACTGCACCACCAGTTGATAGAGCAGATGTTGAGAATGTAAGCATACCAACCTGATATAGGTAGTAAGCAACAGATGGGTGAATAACTAGAGTATCTAGCTCTTCGCCTCTTTCTCCAAGAAGTGATCTTCCTCTTGCAACTGTAGAAGCTGTTAGGAAGTTACTCTCATCAGCACCAGAAGCAGCACCTTTACTTAGGTCAAGTGCGTTTGCACCTAATGGTCCGAAAGTTGATCCGAACAAACCATCTAATAGACTAAATAGTCTTGCAGAGTTTAGTTTGTTGATTGCATCTGCAATTTGGTTTCTGATGTGACCCATTGGATCTTCACCAGCAGCCAATACAGCTACATCATCAAC